CCGCTGCCGTTCAGTCCGACAGGATTCGGGGACGGAATCCATTCTGAGTTTTGAAAATCAAACACCATGCAGCGACGCTTTTGCCCGCTGTCAATGAAGTTGAACCCAATGTCGGGCAGTTGGTAGCTGTGCCCAGACTGTCGATAGCGCAGTTCTGCAGTCGTTCGCCAAAACGATGTGACGGTGCCGCCGACATCTTCTCGGTCAGGTTCAACGGTGACTTTCTCAACTCGCACCGAGCCAGCAGGGCACCCGAGAAACGTGCCGTCGTTCACGAAGTTTTGAGCCGCAATCCAGCTAGTAGGCAGGCTGGCAAAGTTGGCCGTGATCGATATCGTGATGACCGACTCTTGCGTCACCAAGCCGGGGAAATAATCGTAGGCCGAATTCGTCAGGGGAAGTTTGGTGCCGTTGCCAGCGCCTGAGTAGTGGAAGAGCGCCGGAACCTCGCCTGGTGCGGCGTTGAAGGTCCATTCGTAGGTTCGGGCCGTTGGCGAAAGAAGTTCGCTGTCGAGAACAACACGGTAGTCGGCGACGATTTTCCCGTGGTAAGGCGACTCATCGTGAGCCTCCGAGTACGTGAGTTTCGCCAACTTGTACTTCTGGCCGGTGTACGTCGGGTGCTCCTGGCCAAGATCGAGGCCCGTTGCCACAAGCACCGCGGACTCACTAACGGGAGAATCAATGGCGTTGTCCGTGCGAACAACCACAAACTCGCGCGTCAGTTGCCGAGTCTGGCCGATTTCATACACCGCCTTGCGGGGCAGTTCCTTCAGGCTGAGAAAACTCATAGCAGCGTTGCGGGGATTCCGATCCTGTTGAGGTTTGTGGCAAGACCCTCTGCGATCTCGCGCATGATTTTGTTTCCGAGCCGCTGCTCAATCAGTCGCGGATCTTGCGCCGTCGTTGCCAGGCCGAGCACGATGGCTGCACCCTCTGCGGTTCGAGCGTCGGCCGTTTCAACGGTGCGAGAGCCGAGCGTATTCAAGTCGTTGAACAGTTTTTGCTGCCGCTCGGCGGCCTTGGCAAATGCGTCATTCGTCAGGCCGATCGCATCGTTCGCGGCCCGCTGCAGTTGCCCAACTTGCTGCTGGGCAGCGTTCGCGAACTGCTGCTGTTGGGCAGCCTGAGCGTTGGCACTCGCGAGGGCGCCAGCGTTGATTTGTTGGTTGGCCTTGACCTTGTTCTCGACAATCCTCTGCTCTTGGTTGCGTCGCTCCTTGAGCGCAGCTATCTCACGTCCTCGCTCTAGGGCGGCCCTGAAGTCGTCTGCCTTGCGGGCTTCAAGGAGTTGGTCCTGCCGGGCCTTGATTTGCTGGTCAATTTCTCGGACATTCTCCGCGGCCGTCTGCTGACGCTTGAGAGCCTCAAGATCGCGCTGCTTCTGGAGTTCTGCTACCCGGTTGACACCCTCTGCCAAGAAAGCGTTGATACGCTCGTTGGCATTCACGCGAACTTGGAACGCTTCCTGCTGCGCCTGCTGCTGGGCCTGACGCTCACGCTCCAGTTGTGCGATACGCTCATCTGCCAGCTTTCGCTGATTTGCCACCTCAGCCTCAAAGGCTGCCTTTGACAAGATGCCGTCGCGAACTTGCTGTTGGGCGCGGGCGACGCCGTCTTGAAGTTGTTGAGCCGCCTTGGCACCTTCGTTGCCGAAGTCATACGCCTTGCCGATAAGATCATCCAGCCCGCGAGTCGTCGCCTGAAAGGCTTTATCGAAGCCGTCAGCAAACCCCTGAGCAGTCTCGTCCGCACGGTCTGCGAAGTTGGCTTCGGCCTCAGATAGTTTCGCTTCGACTTGGTCTAGTTGCGCGAGGCGAGCCGATGCGCGAGCAGCGGCCTCGGTGTCCGAGTTGGCGTTGGCCCTGGCCAGTTCCGCCTCGGTCTTCGCAATCTCGTCACGAACGCGAGTCAGGTCGGCAGCATTGCGAGCCCTATTGGCATCGCCTCCGAAGTCACGTTCAATGCGGATCTGCTCTTGCGTCTTCTCGATGATGGATTGAATGGCGTCCGATTCTCGCTTGGCAAGCCGCTCCGCTTCGTCTGCGGCCTTTCGCTTTTCATCGGAGGCTTGCTTCACTGCGTCGATCTGCCGCTCATATTCAGCAGTGACTTGCGCCCGCGCTCTGGCAGCCTGCTCCTCAGTCAGCCCCTCGTCAGCAATCAACGCATCTACTTCGCGAAGTGCTTCTTGATACTTCAGTGCCGCATCAAATCCGGCCTGCCCGTACTCGCCGACCTGCTGGATGGCTTTGTTGAGCGCCTCCTGCGACTTGGCGCCAAGTTGCGACACCTGCTCCGTTGCCGCCGCAACCTCATCCACGCCAGCGGCAGCGTCTTTTGCGGATCGGTCAATTCCGAGAAACCGTTCGGCCATCTCAAGCAAACGACCGACCGTGCCGCCGATGGAATTGGAAATAGTCTGAAACACGCCAGACACGCTGCCGAACACCGACGACACCGTTTCCCCGATACTGCGAAGCAGCGGACTCTGAGCAATCAGTTCGCCGAATCGACCAGCCAAGTTTCCGACGAGCTCTCCGGCCTTTGAGAACGCCGTCGTGATGATGGTGACAATGCGACTGATTGTTTCACCAAGAACGCCGACGTTGTCCGCGATAGCGCCAACCGGAGTGAATGACACAAGCCATTCGGTCGCGGCAACCTGTGCATCTCCGAGCGACCTGAAGATGTCAACGACGCCGTCATACAGCGGCTCCAGTGCCCGCGAAACTTCCTGAGCAATGGTCGCAAACGGCTCAAACACCACGCCGATGATGCGGCCGACGTTGCCGAGCCCGATGCCGATGATCTCCAGAACTCGGCCTATCTGCGTCAGCACCGGCTCGAGCACTTGCCCGATTGGGTCTACGATCGCCGTGATGCCAGCCGTGACTTCGGCAAACGCTTTCGACACGCCCTCTCCAAGACCAGCGAACGGCAAGAGCAACGATTGGCCGAGCCCTTGTGTTGCCACTCCCAAAGCGTCAATGCCAGCACCAAAGTCGTCGATTCGCTGTCGATCAATCTCCGTGAGGGCACGACCGAATCGCTCCATATCAGAAGCGGCACCGTCTAGGTTTCGGAAGAATGGAAGCAGGTCGGCACCGCTTCGACCGAAAAGTGCAGTAGCCGCAGCTGTGCGTCGGGCAGGATCTTCGATGGACGACAGCGACTCGCCAATCTTGCGATATTGTTCCTCCGGCGACAGAGCGTTCAGTTCTTCGGCAGTGACGCCGATTTCGGCCAGTGCCTTCTGAGCCGCCTTGCTCTCTTCGTCCACTCCGAGCACCGACTTCTGGAGCCGACCAAATGCCGCGCTCACCGCGTCAATGCTAGTGCCGCTGCGACGGGCTGCCTCGTCAAGCGTCTGGATGAATCCGAACGACACACCCAGTTTGTCTGCGATGTTGCCGAGGTTCTCAACGCGATCCTCGAGTTGCGTCAGACCGCGGGCCACGGCCACTGCCGCTGCACCAAATGCAGCAACGCCGCCAACCGCGACCGTGAGCGGATTGACCAACCCCGCAAGCGACGATCCGATGCCGGAAAGCCCCTGCGACAGCCCGCCAGAAAATACTCGCCCGAGTCCCTCGCCAGCCGACGACAGGCCAGAGATGCGGCCTGCGATGCTTCCAAGCGGGCCAGGCAATGCGGACAGAACGCCGCTCAGTTCGTTGAACTTGAGGACGCCGCCGTCTCCAGCAGCCTCGACGGCACGATCGTAGCCCTTGGCCGCCGACTCAGCCTTGACGAACGAAGCCGTTGCGGACGCCACAGCGCGGTCAAACGTCTCCTGCTGAATCCTGCCGGCCTGTAGGTGGGCCGTCAGTTCCTGCACCTGCTGGTCATACCGCTGCTGCGGCGTCAGGTTCGCTTGGATAATCCGAGCGGCGGCGGCAATGGCATCGGCACGCTCTCGCTCTGCCCTTGCTGCGACTTCGCTCGCGCCACTGGCCTGCGCCTTGGCACGCGAGGCCGTTTCTTCGCTGATGGCACCCTGCGCAAGCAGCTTGTCGATCCGCTCCAGTTCGGCGGCACGCTTTTCCTCTACAGTCCGGTACTGCTCAGTGAGGCTGGCCCCCTCCCGCAGTACCGCTTGGTACTGGGCTTCGGCGTCCGCCGCCGCGCTGGCAGCCCCGCTCGCTTGATCTTTCGCCCTTGCGTACGTCTCCTCGGAAATTGCCGCGGCATCCAGCAGCGCGTCCAGTTCAGCTATCTGCTGCGCCCGGCGCTGCTCCTCCGTGGCGAACTGCTGCGTAATGCGGACGCCTTCTTGCAGCAGCTTGTCCCGCTCACGCTGCGCCGCGGCAAGCGAGTCGAGCCGCTCTTTTTCAGCCTGCGCGGCAGCCGCGTTCGCACCACTGGCCTCTGCCGCGGCACGGTTGTATGTCTCCTGCTCTATCGCACCTTGCGCGAGCAGCCGGTCGAGCCGATCAAGCTCTGTGGCGCGACGCTCTTCCGCGGTGCGGTTCGCCTCCGTGACGCGGGCGCCTTCTGCAAAGACGGCCGCTTGCTCCTGAGCGGCTGCAGTCAGTCGCTCAAAGTCTGCCGCGAACTGTGTCGCACTCCCGCCGTCTCGCAGGGTATTGATCAGTTCTTCAAACTGGCCGGCAACCTGCTCTTGGGCACGACCAGCCGCCTCGCTCGAGCCCTTGAACTTGTCAAAGACGCTGGTGAGCTTGTCGGCTTCAGTTCCCAGCCCGACGAGCGCACGCTGGACGGGATCGAGCTTGAAGCCCGAAGCGTCGGCGGAAATCCGCATCGCGAGTGACAGGACGTTCGCCACGGTCAACCACCTTCAAGATTCGCCTTTAGTTGCTGCAAAACGTCAATGATCTGATTCGTATGTTGCGGCGGCTTCTCAATCGGGACGAAATCTGAAGGGCTCGGTGCCTTCCCCTTGCCCGAATACGGCGCGAGCATCGCCGACACGATCAATCCTGTCTGCTGCCAGTGGTTGGGAATCGCCTCGTAATACCGCGTGTAAGCCATCCACTCCGCGAGTTCACGGCAGGACATCCGCCGCTCTATTTCGCCTACCGTCATCTTCAAGTGGCCCGCCAGACGAAACAGAAACTGTCGCGTCGGGCGGAGGTTCAGTTTTTTGCGAGTGCCTCGACATCCTCGTTCGTGACGGCGTTGTGCTTCATCGCCAGGTCGAACAACCGACTCATCACCTTCACCGACTTCGTGCCGAGTTTCTCGACCTGATCATGCGTGAAGAGCGCCTTGCCGTCCTTGTCGCAGATGCACCGGACAAGCAGCTTCGGGCGCCACAATTCCATCTTCTCTTTCTTCTCAGCAAACTCTCGCTGGTACGCCTCCATTTCGCCCACGCTCATGACGCGAACGTAGACAGTTCCGCCCCACTCGCGAACCTCTACAGGTATGAGGTTCTGGTCGTTCGCCGCGAAGATGCCATCGGCTGTCAGGTCTACCATTGCAATTACTCCAAGACGATTTTATAGGTGCCTTTGTGGCGCCACACGTCATTCACTTTGGCGCCAATGTCAAGCGTCTGGCAGATAGCCTTGCATGACAGATTGACGGTGATGATCGTCGCTGTTGCCGTGGCGACAGCGGCCGTTC